TTTGGAGGAGTGTCACCTACAATTTTGATCCTGTAGTTGTAGGTTCTTTCTGATTCAGCGAGGTATTCTTGAAATTTTTTCATGCTTTTTTCCCTATATGATATTTATGAACTTTTGCTTTTTTGATCTCTAGAGCCTATTAGACGTTCCAGCAAATCATTGCGACTCAAGATCTGTCCTTCAGCTGTGGGCAACAGTTCGGTGTCTGGTGCCTGTTGATCCAGTCGAGCTTTTTTCAACTGTAGATCAATCATTTTTAGTTTTTTGTTCAGCTTGGTAGTCTTGGCTGTAAGTGCATGTCCTAACATGGTGCCAGCTACTGCAAACAGTTCAGCGGCAAAACGTGAATCCACATTCATGCCAAGATCACTTAGATCTTGATAGCTTTGTTTGGCAAGATCGGCCAGTTCATCCAGCTCACGATCGCTGGTGTCAAGGTCACGCACAGCCGGTAAGGCCAGGTCAATCTTGTCTATGTTGGTGTCAATAGCTACGATAGCAGCACGTGTTTGTTCTACGGTGAGAACTGGAGCTTCGGATTCTTCGTCTTGTTCAAGTTTGTCAAACTCAAACAGCTCCTCTAATTTTTTTGTCATACCCTATTTACCGCGTTTTTTGCCACCTTGATGAAATATATCGTCTTCGGTTATGACTCTAAAACGCAGGCCTTGTGCCTTGGCCCACTTGGTTGCGGCATCCCATTTGCAGTAGTTCACAGCTACGATAGCCCGATCACGGTCGTTCATTTTGCTTTCAATTAGGCTTTGTTTCTTGGGCTTGATTTCTATCAGTTCAGCAACGGTAGTATTGTTTGGACCGCGGTAAGTGACCAGGAAGTCTGGCACATAGTTGGTCATCTTGCCAGTTAAGGGATGTTTATAAGGAATCCTGATGCTTTCGCTAGCCCACTGTAGCACATTGGTGTTGCTGTCCAGGAACATCATGAAAGTCATTTCCCACCCAGATCTATATTTTATATTACCGTTGCCCACATACTTCTGTGGATTTTGTGGAATGTATATACCTTGTCTAAAGTTAGCCATAGCAGACCCTAGATACGAATGTTGTGTGCCACGTAAAAGTTTGGCTGTGTGGCAACATTTATTCCCAGCAAGGTACTGTTGCTTCTAGTAGCGTTGATGTAGTAGGACAAAGATGCTGTTAAATCTGGACCTGTCTGTCCTTGTATCTGTTGTAATAATGTTAGAACTGGAGTACCACTAAGTTCAGCTACTCTAAACAAGGTAACAGCAAAATTGCCGGCTGCTTCGCCTGTGCCAAACACACTTTGAAAATAGCTGAGAACCGCATCATAGGCATCTACTGGCACATTAACTTCGTAGCCATAGAATCTATCAAATATTTTTACTGAAAGATCAGTTTTGGGATCAGAGTAATTTACGGTGCCCACGGATTATCCTATCTAAGTCCTAGCTGAGTTCTAATGGTTGGTATACCAACAGTAGAAACTTTTGGTGCATTTGGAAAAAACTGTGAATTGCCAGAGTTTATTGCCTGTCTCACACTACCCGGCAATCCTTGTTGTAGTACGCTCTTGGCGCCGGCTTGAACTTCGGCTTTTGCAATCTGTCCAAGATTTGAATTTTTAAATGTGTTATAGGCTGTGCCAGCTGTTTGTACCGCACCTAACACATTTTGTAAACCACCACGACCACTTGCCAATGCTTGTAAATCTTCCACACCACCTGCAACTGCATCAATGAGTCCACCTTGGCCAAAAACCGAGTTGGTTCCGCCTGGCCTTGACAACCCACTCTTGGTTGTATCGTAATGAGCTGGATCAGCAAATCCTGGTACACTGGTACTGGATTGAGCCCCACCAATTGCACCACTCATATATTTGACAGTTTCATAAACCACGGTCAGGGTATGACTCATGGTTCCGTTACCTTGGCTGTAATCGTACTGATCACTTTTCCAATCAGTAATGATTGGGTTGATCAAGGTGTAGCTGGCATAGCGTTTTTGTGCTAGACCGTAAATGGTTATGTCATTGAAGAATCTAGGTTTACCCTTGTTGTCTCCTGTGGCTGTTCCTGGGCTACTATCTGCGTAGCCTTCGCCAATGTATCCCCAGTCGGTGTTTTGTCTACCACTATAGGTATCGGAGGTGTTGTATCCAAACCCGTTTTGCATGACAGCATTTTTACCAGATGTTCCTGCTTGAGCTGGCACATTGTTATAACCGTAACTACTGTCTTTGTAATAATAGGTATAGTAGTTGTACCAGAGATTTCGTATAAGATCACTTTGATCATCGTGCAAAGTGATAGTGACTGGTTGATAATTGATCTTGGTCTGGACGATTCTTTTACGATTGTATTGATTAAGTGTGTCGTGGGTAATCTGATAGCTGGGCAGGTCAGTGGTTTTTACCATGAGCCCTATGCTGGCAAGATCGTTATTTTGGAATGCTCCGGCCAGTGCTGGAATCTGTCCTATGTTCACATTGAAAAAACAATGGAATAAGAACTTGGTTCTAGGAGTAAGTTCGTAGTTGTTGCTTCTGAAGGTCTTACTAGCGTGGGTATAATCTCGTAGCCCGTTGACTCCAAAAAAACCCTGAAGTATATTCTCGCCAAACGAGGCTAAGTTAGTCATACTGTTCCAGTATTATTGTGCTATACCAACACCAGTAGCTACATCACCAAGGCTTCTACCAACTGCAATACCAACACCACCACCGCCACCACCGGCTGGGTTTTGTAGGGCATTATCAAATCTAATGGTCAACGCAATTTGCATAGCTGCATTTTCACCATAGTTAGCATCACCATAGTTGACACCTTGTAGGTAGCAACCATAAATTTCCCAAGTTTCAAGTGCAACTGGAGTATTAGCACCGTTGCCACCATCAAGTACTTCAAATACAGTAGTAAACTTGTAATCAATACCAGCACTTGCTGAACTCATTTCAGCAAAGTCCAATTGTTTCTGTAATTGCTCACCAACCAACTTGCTTACATTGCCAGCAGCATCATCACGTAGATTACATGTGACATCAGCCCAGGTATATTTTCCAGCCAGTTTGATCATGCTGTTGTAGATAGGAAGATCAATGTTATCAAAGGTCACATTTGGCCGAGCAAAATCCACAACCTGTTTGGTTAATTCAGTTACTGGACTTGATACTCCAAAATTCTGAAAGCTCACTCTAAAGCGATACTTCAGTTTGGGCATTAACAAGCCTTGATTGCTGTTACTCTGATCGCTTGCCAGCGGCACGGTCATTTTTGTTAGCGATGATGTAGCCATTTTCGTTTAATCTCCTATTGTACTTTTATTTATGGCAATGAGCCGGGACAAAATTTTAGTCATTTTGCCCCTGTTCATTATACTGTTGCGCCAATGGTTCCTGTGTTTTGAATACGTACTGGTATGTATATAAACTCAACAGCTTTAACTGGCTCAATTGCAATGTCAACCCATAATTCGTTAGCGTCGATTCTAGCCGGTGTGTTATTTGAAAGATCACATACAACCAAGTAATCATAGATACCACGTTTAGCCACTAAGTCAATCATCAAGTTAGTGATACTGTTGGTAATCTGATTGCGTGTGATTGTATCGTTTGGTTCAAACAAATATGTTTTACCAATTGCAGCCAATCTAGCACGTAAGAACGCTACTAAGCGAGCTACGTTGATACGATCAAGTGCAGTAGTTGTACCTTGTAAGGTATGGTTACCAAAGTTAGTAATACCAACACCTGGAATAAAGGTAATTGGATTGACATCGTTCTGATACAATACATCACGTAGGCCTTGATTTACCCCTAACGGAACAAATTCACCAGTCTGTGCATTTAGATAACCAATCTGTGTGGCGTTGTCAATTACACCGCGGCGTGTGCCGGCCGGTGCCAACCATGGATACGCCACTTCGTCACTGCGTATAATTGTACGCAACATCATGTGGCTTGGTGCTGTTACTACCAGGTTACCACTAAGGTCGTTAGTAGTACAGCTTGGATAGAATGCAGCCGCATAAGCATCACCAGCATTTAAATTACCGTCAGCTGTGATTACACCTAGACCGTTGTTGTTGGTTGCCC